CACTGCCACTTTCGAGCGGGCATTCCAACCATAAGGGGCAATCATGCCGCTGATCAGTGACATCCAGGTGCTTGAGCCTGGCAGCGAAGTGCTGCTCTTTGAATTGGACGGCACGGACTATGGTGCGGACGTGCTGCGCTTCCACGGACACGCGATCCCGCACACGGCGGCCGAATTGATCGCCGCCGGCGACAATGCCGACCTACTGCCGGCGAAGGCCATCTACTGGCAGGGCAACGAGTACAGCGCCTGGCCGATGCAGATCGACGGCATCGAGGCGAACGGCGACGGCACGGCGGTCCGGCCGACATTGTCGGTGGGCAACGTCAACGGGCGCATCACCGCGCTCTGTCTGGCGTTCGAGGATCTGCTCGAGTTCAAGCTGACAATGCGTCATACGCTGGGCACCTACCTCGACGCGGCGAACTTCCCGGCCGGCAATTCGACGGCAGATCCGACCCAGGAGACGATCGAGGTCTGGTACATCGACCAGAAGACGAACGAGGACGGGGAGACGGTCAGCTGGGAGTTGGCCAGCCCGGGCGACGTCGGCAGCGAGTCGATTGGGCGGCAGGCCACGACGCTTTGCCACTGGTGCCTCACCGGCGGCTACCGTGGGCCGAATTGCGGCTACACCGGCCCGTACGTGACCAAGGACGGCGTCGTCACCGACAACCCTGAACTGGACGAGTGCGACGCCACGTTGGGCAAGGGATGCATTCCTCGCTTCGGCGAGGGCAACCCGTTGCCATTCGGTGGCTTTCCGGCCGTATCGCTGATCGCACGGAGCTGACATGCGCAAACACATCTTGAACGCGATCCAGGTGCACGCGGCAGCCGAGTACCCGAAAGAGTGCTGCGGGCTACTACTGGCCGTGGGCCGCAAGCAGCAGTATTACCCGTGCCGCAACGTGTCTACCGAGCCCAACGAGGAATTTCGAATCGACCCAGAGGAATACGCGGCGGCGGAGGATGTCGGCGAGGTGATCGGCGTTGTGCATTCGCATCCAGACGCTACCAGCCGGCCTTCGCCGCGTGACCTCGCCATGTGCGAAGCGACGGCGATGCCCTGGCACATTCTGAGCTGGCCCGAGGGCGATCTGCGAACCATCACACCGTCCGGCGAGGTGCCGCTGCTAAAGCGGCCTTTCGTGCACGGCGCCTGGGACTGCTGGCAGGTTTGCGCGGACTGGTACAAGCGCGAATGGGGGCTGGAGTTCGAAGCCTTCAAGCGCGATGACGGCTGGTGGGAAAGCAAGGGCAACACCAGCCTGTACGAGGCGAATTACGAGGCCGCGGGGTTCTACCGGGTCGATCAGCCGCAGCGCGGCGACATGATCGTGATGGAAGTGGGGCGCACGGTTTACCCGAACCATGCCGGGATTTTTCTCGGCGCCGATCCGGCGCTGCCAGGTGAGGACGCAGCGACCTTCGGCACCGGCCCGTTCCTGTTGCACCACCTGTACAGCAGGCCATCGGAAGTGATTGTGTTCGGCGGTCCCTGGCTTGACCGCACACGCCTGATTCTCAGGCACAAAGATGCACAACCAGCAAATGATGCGGCGTGTCCGCAGGAGGCTTTATGAGTCAGCTGTTTGATGTAACTGAAGAAGGGAAAGTGCGCATTGTCGGAGCTAAGATTCGCGACAATGCGCTGCCTGAAAAATGCGAGTCAAGGCTTGCTTATCACTGGCAGGTCTCGATGACTAGGGATTCGCAGGGCCAACTCATCGCTTCAGAATTCAAGCTTTCCCAGTAATACCTGCGATGAGGTTATCGACGTAGCTATCATGCAGCCCCTTGTCGATATTGGTGTAGTTGTGGGATTTCAATTCGGCCAATTCGGCAGCAATCACGCTTGCGATTTCAGGATTTCCCTCAGAAACTCTTCTCCCCAATGTGGAAATGGCGTTTGTGTTGAAGACGATCAAGGTTCTCACGACCGTCTCGAGGTCGCTCAGGCGTTGATCAGCGGTTCTGGTATCACTCATTCTCACTTTCCTTGCGTTATTCGCGCCGAAATTGGCGCAATCCCAGTCCTTGGGCTTGCAGGCGAGGACTAAGGCGAATTATTTTTCTTCTTTTTTTGGTGGAGGGGGGGCAGTAGGAGCTTCTGTAGGAAGTGGTTTTCGATTGCTCGAAGCCGGCATCAAACTTTCTTTTGAAATAACCCATTCACCACTTTGGATTTTTCGGGAGGGTTCTTCTCTTCGTCTATCGCTCATGGTTTTGCTCCTTTTAAGAATTCTACCCATCTGATATTTGATGAGTTGATCAGTAGCGAACCAATCCCTTTGATACGTTCAGGAATAGGTTGGCCGTCTAGGAGCCAGTGCGGTTCCTCTATCAAAAAAATACCTGAGGACTCACTGGTTGGAAATGCCACAATATAGCCCATTAGTCGGCGACCATCGAGCATCTGAATAACTACGCCATCACCACCGTAAGCCTTGAATAAGTGAATGCTTTCTGACATGGACGCCTTTGTCGTGATTCCCCACTTTCGGGCCCGCGAGAAAATTCGATCATGATTGCACGCGTTGGCAAGTGCCAGGCCAACCACAATTGCAATACCAATTGAATAGATACTTGATGTAATGTTTGTCCAATGCCCTAGGCTATAAAATTCACCAAGCCAAAGAGCAAAGAACTCTATGGGTTTCATGGCTAGGTTGATGAAGGTTGTGCAGATTAGAGCTTGAATTACACGCTCGAATTGACTCGTCTTGGGGACTTCGGCAAACCAATAGAAAATTGTGGTAGCCAAGAATCCAGGTAAGAATAGTTGGAGTGCTGGTATAAGTTCCTTGGAAACATCATCCATATTATATATATGCTCAAATTTGAAAAAGCGTAATAAGTCCTTTGGCAAAATGCTACTACGCAACGTTATTCATTTACTACTGGCCTTTCGTCCACGCTGGATGTCCAGACAGTGTCGCGCTACAGTGCACCATTTCCACAGGAGTGACCTGCATGAAATTGATCGTAGGAGCTTTGGTGGTAGCGCTCATGTTGGGGTGTTCCCACAAGAGGCAACCACTTGATAATCGTGACCCTTGCTTAGATTTCGGCACCCCTGAAAGCTCTGGTTTTAAAGCTTGCTTAGATCGTCGAGCCCAAGCTCTGAAGGACCTTCTTGAGGGTACTGGTAGAAAACAGTATCAAATAGTTTTCGATGAGAAGGTCGATCCCTGACTCGAACTCACAAGCGCAACTGGAATTGGTATTGGAGCAGTAGCGCTGCGTGCTTCAGCCGATCTGCAATCGGAGTCATAAATGGAGCTGCCTCGCTTAAACGAACTCCTTTTCGAGCACAATTGCGTAGCTGCGATGAAGCTCGAAATGGTGGATTTCAAGTACAACCTCAGCCTGACTATGTCTTCCTCGGAAGATCCAGAAATCGAGGGTGTGACGGCTATTTTTCATGATGTCAGCTCACTGAATCTAAGCGGCTTCGGCGGCGGTCTAACCCAATTCATGGACCTCGTCGTGACTCGCATCGACCGCGGTCTGGATAGAATCCGTTACGAGCTAAGGGATATTGAGGACGAAAAAATTTCGTTCTATTTCTTCACCTTCAGCGTGCGAGACCATAAGGAGTAAATATGCGGAGTGTGATAGGAGCGTTGGCGGTAACGCTATTGGCGGGGTGTGCGACGTCTCCAGTTCCGTCCAGTGAAGCCGACCCGGTCCCATCGTCAAGATTGTTTGCGTTTCAAACCCCGGCGCTTGGTGATTCGATACTCGTTGTCACCCGGGATACGGGCTTTGTTGGCAGCGGCTGCAATACGACGGTGAGCATCGACGGTCGCCGGGCAGCAGAAGTCGCCTCAGGCGAGACCGCGAAATTCCGCGTTGCTCCAGGTGAGCACATTTTATCTGCGTCATCCTGTGGGAGCGGCCTGAAGGAAAGGGAAACGAACATCAAAGCCGGAGTCACCAAGAAATTCAGGATATCCATAGACTCAGCGATGAGCATGGACTTATCACCCACCATGCAATGACAGAAGCCGCCTCCGGGCGGTTTTTTTATGTTCGGAGAAAAAGCCTTGGCAGCCACGCTCAGCAATAACTCAGCCGTGACCACGATTCTTCTTTCTGGCCCGCTCATCAAGCTGTTCGGCCGTGTTCACTATCGTGAGCTTGGCAGCAGATCTGTGGGCGAGGCCTTCAAGGCGCTCAAGTGCACCTTGGAAGGATTTGAGGCGGCGATCAAAGATCTTGAACGAAAGGGGATGCGTTTCGCGATTTTCAGGAATCGGAAAAACGTAGCTGAAAAAGATTTCGGCCTCGGCGGAACCCAAGAGATTCGAATTGTTCCAGTGATTTCCGGGAGCAAGCGTGCAGGTCTATTACAGACAGTAATTGGAGCTGTGCTTGTCGTCGCCGGCACCTATTTCGGTCAGACCTGGGCCGTCCAAATGGGGGTTGCCCTCGTTGCTGGGGGCGTCGTGCAGATGCTCAGCCCGCAGGCCAAGGGACTCTCTCAAAGCGCATCTCCTGAAAACGCCCCGTCGTATGCCTTCGGCAGCGCTAAGAACACCACGGCCAGCGGCAACCCGGTACCGATCTGCATCGGCGAGCGCCGGTGGGGCGGGATGATCATCTCGGCCTCAATCCTGGCTGAAGACAAAGTGTAAAAAGTTTATGGCTGGGGGGAGGCGGAAGGGCGAGGTTGCTTCTTAAAGTTTGAAGTCCGAATGTATCTAGCAAGCATCCATAACCCGCTACCAACTACGGCAAACACTAGGGCGAAAAGCAATTCGGCCAATCCCTAGCCAATCTGTTGGGGCGTTACATATCTGGAGAGCATTTTTACCGAAGAGGTGATGATTGTGTATGCAGTGAAAATCCACAACACGGCTGAAAGTGCGTACACCGGAAGCGAAAGGATTGTTCGTAGCCAAGTTGGAGCTTTTTTCATCAGCACTTATTTCCTTGATGACTGAGTCGAGCGCCTCATCGTAGGAGGGCTCAGCATGCGAATTCTATCATCACGACTTTTACAGAAATGCCATTAGGCCGCCCAAGAGGCGGTTTTTTTATGCCTGGAGGAAAGCATGGGCGCAGTGCAACAGATCGAGATCTACGGCGAGAAGGGCGGCAGCAGCAAGCCGAAGTCGCCGGTCGAAGCCAGCGATAGCCTGCGCTCGACCAACCTTGCGAAATTGCTGATCGCCGTGGGCGAGGGCGAGTTCGACAGCGTCCCGACCGATTACGACATCTACCTGGACAACACGCCGATCCGTGATGCCAGCGGTAACTACAACTTCCCGAACGTGAAGTCGGACTGGCGCCCGGGCTCAGTGGATCAGACCTACATCCCGGGCATTCCGTCCGTGGAGAACGAGACGTCGCTGAACATCGAGCTGCGCAGCGATTCGCCGTGGGTGCGCTCGATCACCAACACCCAGCTTTCCGCCGTGCGCATGCGTTTTGCGTGGCCGGCGCTGCAACGCTCCGATGACCAGGGCAACGTCGGCGGCTACCGGATCGAGTACGCCATCGACGTGGCCACCGATGGCGGCGCGTATCAGCAGGTGCTGGTGGACGCCGTCGACGGCAAGACCACCACACGCTACGAACGCTCGCGCCGCATCGACCTTCCGACCGCCACTACGGGCTGGCAGATCCGCGTGCGCCGTCTGACGCCGAACCAGAACAGCAACAAGGTCGCCGACACCATGCTGGTGGCCGGTTACACCGAAGTGATCGACGCCAAGCTGCGCTATCCGAATACCGCGCTGCTCTACATCGAGTTCGACGCTGAGCAGTTCACCAACATCCCTGCGGTGACCGTGAAGTGCAAGGCTCGGCGCTGGATGGTGCCGAGCAACTATGACCCGATCCTGCGTACCTACACCGGGACATGGGACGGCTCAATGAAGTCGGCCTGGACCAACAACCCGGCGTGGATCACCTACGGCATCTGCACCGAGGAACGTTTCGGCCTGGGCAAGCGCATCAAGCCGTTCATGGTCGACAAGTGGGAGCTGTACCGCATTGCCCAGTATTGCGACCAACTGGTGCCGAACGGCCTCGGCGGTCAGGAACCGCGCTTCCTCTGCGACATGAACCTGCAGGGCAAGGCCGATGCCTGGTCGCTGCTGCGCGATATCTCGGCGATTTACCGGGGCATGACCTACTGGGCTGAAGGCCAGCTGGTGATGCAGGCCGATATGCCACGCGCGCAAGACATCGACTACGTTTTCACCCGCGCCAACGTCATCGACGGAAAATTCTCGTACGGCAGCGCCTCTGCAAAGACCCGTTACACCCGCGCGCTGGTGAGCTACGACAACCCGGCGAACAACTACGACACCGACGTCATTCCGTTCGCTGACCTGAATCTGCAGCGGCGCTACGGCGACCGGCCGACCGAGCTGAGCGCCATTGGCTGCACCAGGGCTTCCGAGGCCCAGCGCCGCGGCAAATGGGCAATCCTCAGCAACAACCACGATCGCACTGTGTCTTTCAAGACCGGTATGGAAGGTTCGGTTGCTCTGCCTGGTTTCATTATTCCTGTGGCTGATTCTCTGCTGGCTGGACGTGAAATTGGTGGCCGGATCTCGGCTGCTGCGGGGCGCGTTGTGACTCTGGATCGTGACACGCAGGCCAAGGCAGGTGATCGGCTGATAATCAACCTCCCCGGCGGTCGAGCAGAGGGCCGCACGGTGCAAAGCGTCAGTGGCCGGGCTGTGACCGTCACCGTCGCCTATAGCGAACCACCGATCGCGCAATTGCAATGGGCGCTCGACGCTGATGATCTGGCGATTCCGCTTTATCGAGTGCTTCGTCGGAAACGTACCACTGAAGGCGACTACGAATTCACCGCCCTGCAGTTCGAGCCGACCAAGTTCGCTCACATCGACACCGGTGCTCGCTTGGAGGATCGGCCGATCAGCGTGATTCCCATCACCGTCGTTCCGGCGCCGGCCAGCGTATCCCTCACGTCGACGTCATCGGTAGTGCAGGGCCTGGCCGTGGCCACCATGACCATCAGTTGGCCCGCCGTGGACGGCGCCGTCGGCTATGACGTTGAATGGCGCAAGGACAGCGGCAACTGGATCAAGCTGCAGCGCACTGGCATGACCAATGTCGACGTGGTCGGTATCTACGCCGGTGCCTACGTAGCGCGGGTCCGCGCGGTGAGTGCGTTCGACATCTCGTCTCAATGGCGTAACTCGATCCTCACCAACTTGAAAGGGAAGGAGGGGCTGCCGCCGGCGCTGAGCTATCTGACGGCCACGCCGCTGCTGTTCGGCATCTATCTGAAATGGGGTTTTCCTGCTGGCGCGGAGGACAGCCAGCGCACTGAAATCTGGTACGGGCCGACCACCAGCTTGGACGCTGCGACCAAGCTGACCGATTTGGCTTACCCACAGAGTGACTTTTCGTTGCTCGGCCTGCGAGCTGGCGTGACGTTTTACTTCTGGGGTCGGATCGTCGACAAAATCGGCAACATCGGCCCCTGGTATCCGATCGGCATGGGTGTGCAGGGTCAGTCAAGCGCGGACGCGGCGGCGATTCTAGAGATGATTGCCGGCGAGATCGGCCGCACGGAACTGGGTCAGGATCTGCTCGACGAAATCGACAAGATTCCGGGACTGCAGGCGCAGATCGACGCGCTCGACGGATTGAAGGGTTACAACCCGGACGATACCTATGAAGAGTACGACCTGGTGGTGCAGGGCAAACGGATCTATCAAGCCACCGGTCCGGTCCCAGCGAACACCCCGCCACCCAATCCGCTCTATTGGCTCGATGTTGGCCAGACCGTGGAAACTGCCAACGGGCTTGCCCAGCAGGTCGCAACCAACACCGCAGAAATCACGGAACTCGACGGCGTCGTCACAGCTCAGGCGACGGCGTTTCAGGCGCTGCGCGCGTCTTTCCGTGATGACGACGGCGAGGGCGAGCTGGCAGACGCCCTGAAAGGCTGGTCCAGCACTGCAGCGATTGCCACAGAAGAGAAGGTCAGAGCCTCCGAAAACGAAGCCTCCGCTCGACGCCAGACTGAACTGACCGCGGTGGTGGCCGAAAACTCGGCAAACGTCACGCTTCTTGAAGAAGTAGTGGTCACGAACCAGCAGGCAACTGCTCAGCAATTGAGCCAGCTCAGTACCACCGTCGGAGATCAGCAAACCGCCATCCAGCAGAACACGTCGATCGTAAATGACGTGAACGGCAGGGTATCGGCGAGCTGGTCTGTGAAGATGCAGTACAACTCTGGAACTGGGCAGTACATAACGACCGGGATTGGCCTTGGCATTGAAAATGGCCCGGCAGGGCTGCAGAGCCAGTTTTTGGTCAGTGCTGACCGGTTCGCCATAGTCAACACCATCGCCGGCGGTGCGATCTCGGTTCCGTTCGCAGTTCAGGGTGGGCAGGTGTTCATGAACTCGGCATTCATTGCCGACGGCACGATCACCAACGCCAAAATCGGCAGCTACATCAGCTCGACCAACTACATCGCCGGCCAGCAGGGCTGGATTCTCAACAAAGACGGGACGCTAGAGATCAACGGCATCGTGCCCGGTCAGGGCCGACTGGTGATCAACTCGCAGAACGTCTCGGTCTACGACGCCAACAATGTGTTGCGTGTGCGTCTCGGTTATTTGGGGTGATCAATGGCACATGGAATGCGGATCTGGGGCGCCGACGGCGCGCTCCAGGTCGACGAGAACTCTTTCACCATCCGCGTGGTGCTTTCGACGCTGGTAACTTTTAGCAACGCCGCGAAGACCAACCAAGACTTTTCGGTGCCCGGCGTTGGGCCAGCGAACGGTTGCGCGATTGTGGTGCCAATCGGAGCGTACACCGACCAACAGCAGCAGTTCGAAACCGAACTCGTTGACAACGTGGCGAGGGTCTACAACCACACGCGGGGGTACGCCAGTACGATCGCTTCAGGGACGATGAGACTGATCGTGATGAGGTTCAACTGATGGCGGGATATGGCCTTCAATTCACAAACAATAGCAACGTGGTGACCATCGATTCGGAGTTTGCGCGGTTGATGGTCATCGCCAGCGGAAGGTATGCGCCGACTGAAGAAGGGGGCATGGGCTCTACAACTTACTTCGCGAGGCCAGTGACATCCCAAGAGCCGCCGCTGGTTTTTGTCCGGCCGGACAACAGCGCTCTGATTGCAGGTCTGAGCAATATGCGGTTGATAGGCTCGGCGGGGAACTGGGTTGGGTTCTATGTCAGGACGTACAGCAGCGCCACTGCTCAGCCGAACGGGCGCTATTTTGTGGGAGCGTTCGCAGCGCAAGCTGTCGCGCAGTACGGCATGCGGCTTTGGGACGGGGCCGGAAAAATGCTTTTCGACTCCGGCACGCCCAACGCAACATTCACGCGAGCTTTCCAGAATTGGACATACGTGAAGTCGGATCAGACCGATCAGGGCTTGTATCGAAACTACTACTCGGTTCCGTTCAGCTTCCCCCAAAACGAATTCATGCTCATCAATAACTTTGGGATGACCATGGTTTCTGGCGGGACGATCCCAAGGCAGTTGTATTGCACATGGGATTTCTCAGGAAACACGCTCTACGCGGTAACGGTTGCAGCCAACAATCCATTCGCCTTTTTCCTGCCGGCAGTCTTTGCGAAGCAGACGGTCTAACCCATCAATAGGAATACATCATGCCCTGGTACAAAACCGGGACGGTTTCTGTCGTCCAAAATTCCAATGCGGTGATCGGCGCCGGTACCGCATTTATTGCCAACAGCCGAGTCGGTGACGCGTTCCGCGGCCCTGACGGCGGCTGGTACGAAGTAATCAACATCGCCAGCGACACGGCAATGTCGATTGCGCCGCCGTACCAAGGCGCAACCAACACATCTGGGGCTTACGCGCTGGCGCCAATGCAGGGGTACGTAAAGGATTCTGCTGATGCACTTCGCGCGCTGGTCAATCAGTTCGGTACGCAGCTCGCCGCTCTGACCGACACCGATGGCCTGCCCGAGGGCTCAATCAACAAGTATTTCACCGACGCGCGAGTAAGGGCTGCAACCCTGACTGGATTCACGCTGCCGAGCGTGGCATCTGCTGTTGTTGCGACCGACACCGTTCTCGCTGCCTTGGCGAAATTGCAATTCAGCAAGGCCGGCAAAGGGCAGAACTCCGACATTACCTCTCTGTCCGGGCTCACTACGTCACTCTCTCGAGAACAGGGCGGGATCGGCGGCGCGCTGGGCTTTATCGAAGGTCTAAGTCTGGTCTGGGTGTCAGGAACGAGTATCGCAATCCGCCCGGGTAGCGCGTACGTGCCGTCAGTGGCCAAGGTTGTTACCTACGCTGGCGGAACGATCAATCCGATGACGGTGGGGGCGGTCAACACTTTCATCCACCTTTACCTTACCGATGCTGGTGCTATTGAGCAGTCCACCACTGCTGCGCCGGCGCGGTATTACAACCAGGCGCACCAGAAAACAAATGACAACTCTCGCCGGTACATCGGTTCGATTCTGATCAACACTAACGCAGCGGGGGCTTATCAATTCGCCCATCGCCTGGCCGACAGCTCGATCATGTACACGGTGGCCAATCCGGAAAGCACCACATTCCGCCTGCTCAGCGGTGGGACCTCGGTCGCGGCATTCAATACGCGCACCATCGCACCGGTTACGGCGCACACGTTGGAGGCGGCTTGGCAAAACGTCGGAACCGTCTCGGTGAAATTTACCCCTTCTGATGCGGGCACGCCGATCGCGTCCGGATGGATGGTATTCGTGCCGCCGGGTGCCATTTTCAATGGTCGCTGTCCGATTGCCTCAGACGGCACCATTACTTACAGCGCAGCCGGTGGCGGAAGCGCCAACTGCTACTCGCTCGGCTACTACTTCGACAGGTGATGATATGCCTTACGCAATTACCCCCACTGGCTGGCGGGCGATCAACCCAGAAATGGAACTGCTGGAGGGCGAAACCTTCGTCGAAGAAATTCCACAATCCCTGATTGATGCCATCGCCGAGCAGGAACTCCTGCGCGACACCACGGCGATTCTCAACGCCAGAACGCGCCTTGCAACCGCCCAAGTCACTGCGCTGCAAAGCCGGGTCGACGCAATCAATGATGCCATTGATGGTGATTACGCGCTGCCCGAGGAGGTCGACGAGAA